GTGTATCCACGGAGGTTGCTCGTCGCAACCCGCTTCATAGAGCGGCCTCGCTTATTTATCCTCGGTCTCTCCGAGACTAACGGCCTACACTATGTGACGAGAGCGGTAGATGAAGCCGCTTCCTCCGCAGTTTAGGGAGTTGCCCTAATAACTGCCCGGGACTACCAATCTATTTTCCCATGCCTTCTCGTTTTTCAGCCGATGTCATATCCACTAGCACACAGTGGCTTTCGTGACCCGGGCACGTCAGGGTATCGTGCTTCCCTGCCTATGACAAGTAGCCTCTATGGGAGTCGAACCCATACTACAGAGATTTTCTTACTACTCTACATTACTGTAGCCGCAAAAGCGTTGTAGTCTGGACTATGTCTTCACCATGTCTTTCGATTTAGGTGGCTGGTATATAGTCTCTACACATTTAAATTGGCTGAGGAGACTCTTGTACACTCATTTAATCGCTTACATTTATCTGTCTAGCAAACCAATTATTTAGCTCGGCGTTATCCTATAAGGACTTCCACCGAATTAGCCAGCATTCACTTAGGTAGTTTCCTAATCCTAGTGCTCTTTTTTTCAAAGTCTCTTGACTCTGCCAATTGGTCTAAGAGGCCATAAGCTGGGGTGGTAGGGCTCGAACCTACGCATCCGAGAGTCAAAGTCTCGTGCCTTCGCCTACTTGGCTACACCCCATTATAATCGGGCACCTTGGATTCGAACCAAGGACCACCGGTTTATTGGTCATGAAGGATAGATTTGAACTATCATTATCTTTTGCTAGACAAAAGAAGTTTTCCAATTAACTTACTTCATGAAGACCGATGCTCTCACCAACTGAGCTAGTGCCCGTTTCTGTATATTTATTATACATCAATTTTCATTCTTTGTCAAATACTTGTTTTATCTGGGGATATCCAATTGCCGTCATAAAAGCGACAAAGGCTTCACAATACTGAGCATAACGAAGAGGTTCACCTTGTTCTCTATATCTTTCAATAGAAACCCTATCATTATCAAGTTCATATTCAAGTGTAAATCTTTCCATTTCTCTCCCTCACTTTCTATAATAATTATACTACAATTTCAGAAAAAGTCAAATAAAAATCCCATAATTTTACTTGTCTAATTGCGTTAGCGTTCAAATTATGGGAAATCACGACCACCTAGGTTCGCAACTCCTAAGTCCGCTAGCGAATCTTCGTGTCGCCATTACGTCCTCATTTTCGTGTGGGCCTACGGAATGTTTTTACGGAACATCAAATTCGTCGTTATATTTTCTCTAGTAACCTAACGCTGGTTCTCACGCTCTGTCATCCTAGGCTGACTTACGGGGTTGTGACTCCCGGGTAGCATACGTGCTTGCCTGCGTTCTCACTTTTTGCGCCGAGATAGTGAGGGACTCGAACGACACCAGAAGGACTTGAACCTTCGCACCCTTTTACAGATGACCTCGTCTTAGCAGGACGGTGCCATACCAACTCGGCCATAGTGTCATCTATGCTGAAGATAATGTTTTAATTTTTCAGAACAATCTGCTTGTGGAAATCTATCTTTTCTAAGATTATTTTCGATACAATAGTATTCTGCTATACATCCATCACAGCCAACTTCTTGTAATTTTGAAAGATATTCTTTTCGTAATAATTCATATGCTTCAGATTGTTTCATAAAATTATTTCGCCACCATACTAATGTGCTATTTTAGTGACTTCAGATTGCTCTTGTTTCGGGCAATTTTCGGTATTTTTAAAAACACACCAATAACAAGAGTGACTATCAACATAGTGAGGACATTGTTTCTCAGTCATTTTATTTTACTCCATTTAATCGTCATCAACTTCACTTATTCAATATGACACGAATCAAGTTCAATACAGAGATAGTGAGGGCAATTATCGAAATAATTAAAGCTGTCATTTCTATTTCACCGTCCGCTCTTATATTTTATTTTACCCAAGCCTTCTCCCAACAGGTAAAATTTGCTTCACTCCAATCGATACTTATAGCCTCGATTAACGGCTTTGGCTAGGTGAAGCGTCCCAATTTATTAAAGCGCCATGCGAGATTCGAACTCGTCGTTTTCTGCTTGGAAGGCAGAGATATTACCATTATACGAATGGCGCAAATACTCGACACGCTGATAATTTCCAGTTATCTCATCAAAGTTTGCTGTATGTGTCGAATTAATTTAATTTTCTTCTTCTTTTAGCCGCCACTTAAATCCATATGCTGATTTTCTATATCCTATCTATCGCGCTGCTCCGCTAATATTACTCTATACTTGACCTTGATTAGTAGAGGTGGTAAAATGATTTTCCATTATCCACTTAGCGGCTGTCCAAATTGAGTCAAATTCCTGTAAAAAATTATCATCCATCGAAAATTGTAATATTGGAATCCTATTTGAACGAGCATTATATTTACTTCCGCGAAAAGTATCTAATCCCGCCTTTCGCAAAGCCTTGCTTACTGTTTCTGTACCACAATGATATTTCTAAGCAATTTCTTTAATATTCATACCATTATTAAAATCTTGAACGAATAGATTATAATCATAATATTGCTTGCCTTCTCCTCCAAGAGTGGCATTATAACCATTATGATAAGTATCTAATTCTTTTATCCAAAACTATTCTCTTTCTGGTAAAATATCTAGTTCACATTCTTCTAACTACGAAATATGAAAATGTTCTTTCCCATATTTATTCATAGCATAATATAAAGGTCTTCCTTTACATTTAGATAAAACCGAATCTTTACAATGGTCACTAAATCGTCCGGCTAAAGTATCAGTAGTTTTTCCAACATACTACTTTCCATTTACATCATTTGTAATTACATAGATAAATCCCGTCATTTTATATTCCTCCCTATAGAAATAAAATTTGGCTGGATGATAGGGCATCCTTATCTCGTTTCGGTAGCTAGCCGTCCGCTTCCCACGCGGCCCCTGAGCGACTCGAACGCTCACCCGCGGGGTCAATCCCACTTACTGATTTAGAGTCAGCTGTTGTGCCATTCAACTAAGGGGCTAAGAAAGTTGGACTGATAAGGCTCAGTCCTAAGCCTTACTTACCAAGTAAAGGCATACTTGAAAGCATCAAACAGAGAGGGCACCTCATCGGCATCACTCACTGTATAATGATAGGTACCATACTTCTGGCAGAATGCTTCTAGTTCGGTCCTATAAGCTTTCTGTGCTTCAAGATAAGCTTTGCGCGCAGTCTCAACCTTGTCGGCCATAGCTTTACGCTCTGCGGCTTCCTTTTCCTTGCGCTCCTTAGCTTCCCTTAGAGCCTTTTCCTTCTGGATTTTTTCAAGATTTTCCTTTTCCTTTTCTTCAAACTCCGCACGCTGACAAGCTTCGGCGGTGTCAAAGACCTTATGAAGTTTTTCAGAATAATACTTCATACCTCATAACCTCCTTATGTTATGAAAATTATTTTTTAGAAAGTTGGTTCCTTACCCACTTTCTGTATATATTATAGCAGAAATTTCTACAAAAGTCAAATATTAGAGTGTGATAATATATATAACTCATTATATTCGTGATTTGTAATTATTTTTTCCGCTATATTTCTAGGTAGATATAATGGGAATGTATCTTTGATATTATGTAATTTATAATACTTATTCCAATAATATACATTCGCAAGTGCTTCGGCGCGATGCATCCAACATATGTTAATAGAGCGTTTGTTATAGGTGCCGAATTCATTGTAGTTTTCTGCCGAGCACCATGCACAACCGGATGCGACAGGACAATCTAAACATTCTTGTAAGGATTGCGATTGCCGCGTTACTGCTTTCATATCATCATATATTGCTTTATATTCTGGTGTATTATATATTCCGTGTGTATCTCCAATTACAAGTGGTGCCCGTTCTGGTGAGAGCGAACTTGCCATATAGCGCAAGCAAGGATACGCTTTGCCATCTGGGTCAAAGGCCAACATTGCCGCAGTGCCGCCGCAATAGTTATTAGTATCCTCTGGCGGCAAAGGCTTACCTTTAAAGTCGGAGAATAGGGAACTTTCCGCGCCTTCAACCTTTAATAGTTTATCCGCGAGGCGAATTAATATATGGTAATATTCACTTGCCTCACGAATAGTCCAAGGATGCTCAAAGATTGGATTTGCGTGAATAGTGGTACAACCATTGGCTAGAAAGAAATCAAATGTTGATTCAAGCTAGGATAGGTTTTCTGGCGCTATCGTTACTTTGGTATCTGGCGTATTTACCTTTACCTCATGATACCAATGTTCCCATGCCTTTATTGACCTATCAAAACTACCCTCGCCGCTAAAATCTTTGCGGCAAGTATCATGTATTTCTTTTGGCCCATCAATTGTTATATTTAAGCTAACAAAGTCTTTATACTTACGCAAGTATTCCTAGACTTTTGGCTCAAAATATAATAACCCATTGGAACTCATAGATACACGAAAATTAGTAAGCCAAATATGGTCGCGGCGAACGCATTCCTAAATAAAGTATTCAGTAACGAAAGATATGATATCAATATTCATAAACGGTTCGCCGCCGATAAAGTCCAAAACAATACCATATGTATGATGGTTTATAACGGTATCTTCGTTGTTTTCGTCATATAATTTAAACAATAAATCTACTATTTCTTTCGCGGTTTCTTTACTCATCATACGATGACCCTTGTGTGTCTAGTAGCAATAGCTACAATTTAAGCAGCAATCATCTGTTACCTAAAAAGTTATATTTCTACAAGTCGCTTCGGGGTCTTCGCGCATATACATCTTTATAATCTAGTCGGAGAAATCAAGCCTCATCTTTTACAAACACCACCTGCTGATTTTCAAAATCAAATTCATAACTATCCCAGTCTCCGGCGGGCTTGTATTTAAGTTCAATTTCGCGCTTTTTCTTATCTAGCTGAACCCAAAGGTCTGATGCTTCTTTCCATTTCTTATCATATACGGGAGTACTACCCATATCCGTGTTGGCAAGATATTGAAGCATACTCATATATGAATTGTAAGTTAGAAATAGGCGCTCAACTTCGTCATTCTCATCTACTGTAATATTAATTCTCTGCTTCATATTCTTTTCTCCTTCCCTTTGTTGTATAATTATTATATTATAAATTTAGGAAAAAGTCAAATATTTACCTCTGCCCAGCCGGCTGGATAAGCAGCGGGCGACCAAATATTATTATCAATAGTACTTTCATATACTTTCCCATCAAACATTACCTTATCGCCTTTCATATAAGGATTGGTGCTATCGGGCTGCTCCCATTCAGGAATAACATTTTCATCTGGAATAAGTACTTTCGTCCATAGGCTTGGCGCCAATGTTGGCGCCCAACCTGCCTATGGAAAATGCT